ATTTGAGGCTATTATTAGTTTCCATATATATGGTATTCTATCCTAGCACTCACTGTATGCTGTCAGTCTCAATGAGAACCTGTGTCCTCATCCTTGTGTGATACCTTACATCCGTTGGCCCCGCTCGCTTTTAGTGCTTGCAGGGTTGAGGGATGCGTGAGGCGTTTTAAGTTACGCCTCCATGTTCAGTATCTTGTCGAGCTGGCCACTGACGCAAAGAACGTCAACAACTGCTCCGACAAGTGTCTGTAGATGTGCGGTGGTGATGTAACCGTTCGATTGAATCGGACGGTCCAACACAAGATAGCACGCCGCGGTGGGCACGACGCCCCCCGTAAGATCCAAGTCGGTATCAAGCCGACTCAAATCAAAGCGTACTAAACTCCGACATCGCTGCTTGAACCCAGATCCCGAAAGAGCATGCCTTACGGTAAGCTCATGGGGTACTGTGGTTGCATTGGCAGCGATGCGCCGCTTAGTTGTATCATTGACAAGTGATGCCACGAGTGCGTAAGTTTTCGCACCCTCGGCACCAGGTTTTGTGGCGCTACCGCTATCGGTAACGACCAAGTCTGAGGTTAGCATTATGTGTGAGTGCCTTTGTACAAGGCGGTTATACGTTATGCTCCCCATCGCTGACTAAGGCTGTCCCGGGTTTCAAATCCGGGGGATGGCCAACAACGATAGGTTGCGTTGTTAGAATGACGCAGAAGTGCGCACTCTACCTTTGCCACCAAGCGCTTTATTAACAAAGAGACTACCCGCGAGGGCAGCCTGCTTAAGTTTTAGGCGCTTAGTCGTGATCGCGTGGATATTCGGCGTGTGCCGAACGCGATTGTAGTACGAACGTGTTGCTTGGAATACTTTGTGAACGACAATAGGAGGAGTTAAATTCCACCAGTTTCCTGGTGGTACATAATTCACTATGTCGTTACTCTGTACTCTTACCCAACACTCCGTCATGCTACTGTATGCCAATGAATGGCAGAAATCAGTAACGGTCGTTTGAATAGGGAAATTGTCTCTTGCGAAAGACTGCAAGAAACCTGAAACATCGGCTATCCAGTCGATGAGGAACGTATAGGGGATCGCATTCCAGATGATTGAAGGGTCCAAACGGACCCCCAACGCATCCAGGCGCGTCTTTATATATTCTTCAGTTTCCCCCATAGCCGGGACGGTATAGATATACCGCATCGTGGCATGGTAGATTGGACGTTTAGTCCAACGGCTTCTCCTGTCAAGGAGGACCGTCGGACGATTACTCGACCCCGCCGAATTCGTTCGGAACGGGGTAGGCCAAGACCGCTGTAATGCTGTCAAGACCTTCCACTCATTGTCCTCAGGGACCCCCGAAGATTTGGGGATAACTCGCCTATAATGGCGAACCTGAGGTTTACCCGCGTAGCGCTTGAGAGTCTCGATTTTAAACGAGAGTCTCTCAAGAGAGTTCATCGTATCAACTATGTCCCGTATTAACGGAACTATGCCGAATGACGACTCGAGGTGAGCTCCGGTCAATCGCACCGCAATGTCTTTAAACATCTTAGTGCGACCTCCCTGGAGCCTAAAGCTTGGATCAGAGTACGGCGCATCTTTAAGCGAATGGGGTACTATACCTTTCGGTAAGTATTTACCCTTCGCATCCAGATACCGCCCCTTAATCCTTGCCACCGCTGTCCCCGCCCTCATCCACGACTTGAGATCTTTCAACTCAAGTAAGGTGTTAACCAAGCTGAGCCCCTCATTCACATGAGGAAGCATGAAAGCTAAGGCCTCATCGGCCATAGCTGCCATATCTACGCTCGGTACCGTGGTCAAGGCAATCGCCGCATC